CGCAGGCTGCGCCGGCGGCCGGCAATATCGCGGCGGCGGAAAAGATCGTCGAGAAGCTCGGGATCGCGCGTTCGCTCGAACGCCGGTTCGCGCGGCTCGAAGATCTGGAGACGATCTGGACGCCGCGCGATGTCAAGCCGCAAAATCGCGGCAGGGTGTTCGGGCATCTCAAGGCTAAGCAGGAGACGCCGGCGGCGCCACTCTCGTTGCCGTGTCAGAAGATGACGTGGCGCAAGTTCAGCGAGACGGTGCTGCCCGAGGCCGTTAAGATCGAGATCAGACCTCCGTATCTCGGGTCTTTTATCGCGATGACGGCTGCGGCGCATGCGGACGCGCCGCCGATCCTGAAATGGGATCGGGAAGACCGGCGCAATTCGGTGGCGTGGTACTTCTACCACCAGGGAAGCACGGCTTCGCAGTGGGGCTTGGCTCCTGGCGAGTGGGCGAAGATCAACGCTGTCGCTCCGCTGCCGACGATGTGGGGCGACAAACCGATGCCTTTCATCAGCGAAGGCGTCGTGCTGGTGATCGAAGGCGCCGTGGATTCGAGGAACAGTTCTTCGGGGCTGTTCCCCGAGATCATGCGCGACGATCTGCACCAGATAAGGTCGGTGGTTGAGGCTCATTCTCGTAGTTCGAGGTTGAGCGGCGCCGCTGAAGCGTCGGCGTGCGGCTACGATCTCAGGAAGAACCAAGCTTCCTGCTTGTTGCGCGTTTTCGTTGACAATGCCTGGAGAAAGGTGCAGATTGTCAGGTGGGATTGAGTTTCAGGGTGTAGCTCAGTTGGACAGAGCGCCGGCGCGAAGAGCCGGATGTCGCAGGTTCGAATCCGATCTGGCCTGACCTAACACAGCGCCCCGGCTCAACGCCGGGGCGTTTGTCTTTTTCAAGTAGGATGGTATTTTAGCCCCGGAAACGAGGGTGAGCGGTGAGCTTACGGAACGACTTGTTCGAGGAAGTCAAGAAGGAGCCGCTCGCGCCAGCCGGCGTTCTGGAGACGCGCGCGCGGCGCGAAGCGGGCTTCGATCTCTTCGGCAATGAATTGCCACCCCCTCCGCCGCCGAGAAAGCGAGGGCGACCCTTTCCGGGCCAGGAAGTCTACAGGCCCGAGATCGTCGAGGAAATTTGCACGCGGCTGATGCACGGTGAGACGCTCGTCGACATCTGCAAAGATACGCGCATGCCGCACAAAGACGTCGTGCTGAAATGGATTCGCGACAAGCCGGATTTTTACGACAAGTACCTTCAGGCCCGCCGGGTGCAGATGGAGACTTACGTCGACGAGATCATCAAGATTTCCGACGACAAATCCGAGGACTTGATCACCACGCTCAACAACAAGGGCGAAACTGTCCAGATGGTGAACAAGGCGAAAATCCTGCGCGACCGGCTGCGGGTCGACACGCGCAAGTGGCTCGCCGCGCATCTGGCGCCGAATCTCTACAGCGACAAGACGAAGATCGAGTTGTCGGGCTCGATCGGCGCTTACGACATCTCCAAGCTAGGCGACGAGGAGCTGACCCAACTTGAACGAATCCTTACGCGAGTCGCCGTCGCCGTCGGCGGCCCGGTCATTGAAGGACTTGCCCTCCCTGGACCTGATTCGGAACGAGACCCGGAGGCGTAGGTTCGCCAAGCCCGGCGGCCTCGTCGAGTTCATCCAGTATTTCTGGGACGTGCTGGAGCCGACGACGCCGTTTGTGGACGGCTGGGCGTTGCGCGCCATTTGCGAACACCTGGAGGCCGTGTCCGCCGGCAAGATCCGCCGCCTGCTGATCAACGTGCCGCCCGGCTTTGCTAAGTCTTTGATTGTGAACGTTTTTTGGCCGAGTTGGGAATGGGCGACGCTCGGTTCGCATCTGCGCTACGTGTCATTCTCCTATTCGGCACATTTGACGACAAGAGATAACGAGAAATTCCGAGATTTGATTTTGTCTCAAAAGTATCAAATCTTGTACGGCCACATATTCAAGCTGATAAAAGTCGGATCAGAGAAAGTACAGTCTGACAAGACAGGCTGGAAATTCGCTTCGTCTGTTGGAGGCGTCGGCACAGGCGAGCGCGGCGGTCGAATCCTAGCGGATGATTTACACAATGTTCGTGAAGCCGAGTCTGACGCTGTACGTGAAATGACAGTACAGTGGTTCCGAGAAGCCATGCAGAATCGTCTTAACGACTTGCATCGTGACGCCATCATCGTAATCATGCAACGTGTCAACGAAGGCGATGTTTCTGGTATCATTCTTGAACACTACCCAGAATACGTTCATCTCTGCATTCCGATGGAGTTCGAGTCGGATCGTGTTTGCACGACGCCGATCGGCTGGACCGATCCCCGCGAATACGACGGCGAACTGGCGTGGCCTGAACGCTATCCTGAAGATGTTCTCAAGCCGTTCAAGAACATGCCGTTCCTGTGGGCTGGCCAGTACATGCAGAGGCCCGAGCCGCGCGGCGGCGGTATCATCAAACGGGAGTATTGGAAGTGGTGGGACGCCGAGGCGCAGCGCGCCAACGATGTCAAGCCCGGCATGTACCCGAACTTCGACTACATCATCGCCAGTTTCGACGGCGCGATGGGTAAGAAGCAGGAGAACGACTGGAGCGCGCTGACCGTTTGGGGGACGTGGGTCGAAACCGACGAGATGCAACGAACGCTCGAACAGTTCGGCACGCCATCGATCATGCTCGTGGCGGCGTGGCGGAAGAAACTGACGCTGCATGGGCGCACCGATCTCGCGCAGATGCACGGCGAGACCAAGGCGGAGTTCGAGCAGCGCAAGAAGGACAACTGGGGGCTTGTCGAGCACATCGCCGACACCTGCCGCAAGCTGAAGGTGAACAAGCTGTTGATCGAGGCCAAGGCGAACGGCCACGACATCGCCAACGAAATGCAGCGACTTTACGCCCGGGAGGACTGGGTGGTCGTGCTCGACGATCCCGGCCAGTTTGACAAGACGGCGCGGGTGTATTCTATACAGCACTTCTTCGCCGACGGGCGCGTGTGGCGTCCCGACACCGCCTGGGCCGAAATGGTCGAGACAGAAGTGGCCCAATTCCCCAAAGGGGCTCACGATGACCTGGTCGACTCGATGACTGCGGCGCTTCGCCATCTCCGCCGCATGGGGCTTCTGGTGCGCGCCGAAGAGAACAGCGCCGCGGTCGAAGAGTTGCAATTTCCTTCGGCGCCGCGCAAGTCGATCATCCGATATGAAGCATGAGGAACGATCCATGCCGACTTTGACCGCCTACCAGATCCAACTCGCCCGGGACATCGAAACGATCCAGGAGGCGCTCGCCGCCGGTTTCGTGATCCCCGACGAACCTCCGGCGCCCGAGCCGGCAGCGACGCCGAAGGAAGACCCGCAGCCGGTGTTTCGGCCGAAGTCCGAGCCGGCAGCGACGCCGAAGGAAGACCCGCAGCCGGTGTTTCGGCTGAAGTCCGAGGCGGAACTGGTTGCGGAGATGAAGACCAAAGAAGCACAGCGCGAGGCGCAGCCCGGCGAACCGGCTCCAAGATTCGACCCCTGAGCGTACGGAATGACTTGCTACGGTGACAGACCGAAATCGTGCGCCGCCGTTGACGCGCGGTGCGAGGCGCTCGCTTCGCCGGCTTTGGGTACGTGGCAGGCGTGGGCGAAAGAACCGCACCGCTGCACACGGAAGGGCGAGCAGATGCGGGGCTTGCGTCTGGTTTGCTGGCAGCATGCAGCGGCGACCGACGTTCGCTACTGCGACGGGTTGAGCGACGCATATTCGTTCACGTTCGGCGGTGGCGGAAGAAACCAAGCCCGTGAGCGTCACGCGCGCATGGCGTCTGCGGGGATCGTGACGTAAATGGCCGGTCTCGTCTCTCCCACGGTGCAAGTGATGCGCGAGGCGCCGCCTCCTGCGCCGCCGGAGGACGCCGAGCAGACCGTCGTTCTGGACCCGCAGCAGCTTTCGCCCGACAAGGACGCCATCGTCATCAAGTTCGACGACGGCTCCGTTTCGGTCAATCTCAACCCGCAGGCGACGCAGAACGGCAGTCTGAAGGACGCCAAGTTCGACGACAACCTCGCCGAAAAGATCAACGACATCGACCTCGGCACGCTGGCCGAAGAACTTCTGCTCGGGATCGACGACGACGAGCGGTCGCGCAAGGAGTGGCTTCAGGAACGCGCCGACGGCATCAAGCTTCTGGCGTTGAAGATCGAAAAACCGAACGGCAACACCGGCGGTTCGTCGGCCGGCGTCGACAACACATCGCGCACGCGGCATCCGTTGATGCTGGAGGCGGCGCTTCGTTTCCAGGCCAACGCACGCTCCGAGCTTCTCCCGACCGACGGGCCGATGAAGCTGGAGAATTACGACAGCGACGACACGCTGGAGGGCGACGATCTCGCGCAGGCGCTCGAAGACGACATGAACTATTACATGACCGTCACGGCGTCGGAATACTACCCCGACACGGATCGCATGCTGCTGTGGGTTCCGGTCGGCGGCTCCGGTTTCAAGAAGGTCTACCGCTGTCCGATCCGACGCCGTCCGGTGTCCGAGAGCGTGGACGCCGCCGATCTCTGCGTCTCGAACGCGGCTACCGATCTGCAGAACGCTGATCGCGTCACTTTCACGACCCGCATGCGCCAGTCCGTGATGGTGCGGATGCAGAAGCTGAAGGTCTATCGCGACGTCGATCTCGGCCAGCCGATGCAGATGCAGAAGAACGCGGTCGAAGAGGAGAAGGAGAACGTCTCCGGCGTCCGCGATACGCAACGGCCGGAAGATCAGCGCTACACCGTGCTCGAATGCTACTGCATGCTCAATCTCAAGGGCGACGAGCATAAGGAGGGCGGCGAAGAAACCGGCATTCCGCGGCCCTATAAGGTGTCGATCGAGAAAGGATCGCGCACCATTCTGGAGATCCGGCGCAACTGGAAAAAAGACGACGAGATGGAGCGTGCGCGCGAAGTTTTCGTCAAGTTCCCGTTTATCCCCGGTTTCGGCTTCTACGATCTCGGTCTGATCCACATTGCCGGCAACGCCACGGTGGCGGCGACCGCGCTGTTGCGGCTGATGATCGACAGTGGCATCTTCTCCAATTTCCCGGGTTTCCTGGTCGCCAAGGGCCTGGACAAGCAGAACACGACCGACATTTCCGTGCCGCCCGGCGCCGGCGCGCCGATCGACGTGTCGATGGTTCAGGACGGCGATATTCGCAAAGCGGCGATGCCGTTGCCGTACAAGACGATCGATCAGGCTTTGATGTCGCTCTACCAGGACATCGTGACGACCGGCTCGCGCGTCGCCGGCGCGCCCGATATCGCGGTTGGCGAAGGCAAGCAAGACGCGCCGGTCGGCACCACGATCGCGCTCATCGAGCAAGCGACGAAAGTCACCGACTCCGTTCACAAGCGGCTGCACGCTTCGCAGTCGAAAGAGTTCGAGCTGATCGTCGATCTGTTCCGGCAGAACCCGGAAGATTTCTGGCGGTTCAACACGAAGAAGAACTCCGGTCGAAAGTGGGATTCGGCGACGCTGCTGAAGGCGCTCGACGACTACAATCTCGTGCCCCGCGCCGATCCGAACACGTCGAGCCATCTGCAACGCATCATGCGCGCGCAGGCGCTTTATCAGATGGCGAAAGCTAACCCCGAACTGTTCCAGATCTCCGCGGTGCTCGACTACGTGCTGCGGACGCTCGGCATCCGCAACCCCGACAGCATCACGCAGCCGCCGCAGAACCAGGCGCCGCCGCCCGACCCGAAGGCGCAGGCCGCGCTCATCGCCGCGCAGGCGCAGCAAACGAACGCGCAAGCCAAACTGACGGACGTCCAGTTGCGCGCGAAGAATCAAAGCGTCGAGAACGAAAACCGCTCCGCCGATCGCACCGCCGATCTTCAGATCGCCGCCACGAAGCTGCAGACCGAGAAAGTAATTCACAATCAGGACTTGCAGTTCAAGGCGCAGTCGCAGGCGAGCCGGCAGCGACACGACATGACCAAGCACGCCACGGGTCTGGCGGCCGGCGCGCAGAGCGATCAGGCCGACATGGCGCAGCATGCGACGGGTCTTGCTTCCGAACACGCGCTGGCGGATAAGCAAATCGGGCACGAAGAGAGTATGGCGGCCAAAGTCAAGGACGCCGGAAAGGCCAAGCCATGAGGAAGCCGTCGAAATACGGGCCGGTCGAATCCGAAAACATCCGCGTCGGCACGGTCGACGCCGAGAGCCCCGAAGCGCGCGAAGACGATCATGGTCTGGCGGCGATGCGCAAGAAGCGCGCCCGCGGCGGCAAGGTGGCCGGCGAAGCGCCGAAGCCCCGGTTGGATCGTCGCGCCCGCGGCGGCAAGGTCAACGGCAAAGGAGTCAAGATCAACGTCATCGTAGCGCCGCAGGGCGGTGGCGCCGCGCCGATGGGGCCGCCGCCCGGCGCCGCGCCGCCCCCGCCGACCGCAATTCGCCCCCCTCCGCCGAACCCAATGGTCGGCGCGATGTCCGGTCCCGGCGCGCAGCCGGCGCCGATGCCGAGCCCGATGCGCAAGGACGGCGGTCGCGTGCCGCATTTGACCGGCGGCGCAGGCGGCGGCGAAGGCCGCATCGAGAAGGCGAAGGCCTACGGCAAGAACGCGAAGGGCGCCGCAGGCTGAAACGACGGAATGAGGGCGAGAAAATGAGCGAGAAATGGTCATGGAGGCGCTTGTTTCGTTGGCGTTGGAAGGCGAAGCCGCCAGAAACGCCCGTTATTGTCGGGGCGGAGTATCTTCAGCATTGCCACGAACATTGGAGCGAAGCGCAGCAACGTTTTCCCGGTTACGTTCGCGCCAATCCTGACGGTGCGGAAATGTTCAAGGCGATGCCGCCCGAAGAGATCGCGCGTATGTCTGTGGAATGCTTTCCGCTGTTTGACGCGCGGCCGAGGCTGCGCTGATGGCGAGGCATAAAGGCGCGACGCCGCCACCCAAGAAACGCTCCTGCATGGAGTTTCTGGAATATTGGCAGCCTCGCATCCGCGCGGTCGACGCGGCGATCGAGATCGATTTTTCCTGGCGCGACAAGGCGATCACCGTGACGGACATGCGCGTTCCGTCGGCGTTGCGCACGGGCATCCTCTACACGCAGCAGGAAGTCGAGGACGGCGCGGATCGTGTCGAAGGCGATCTGAACCGCCGCGTCGAGCGTTTTCTTTCGCAGGCGATCGGGCAGAAGTGATGGACGCTTTCACGACGCGGCTCTCCAAGACCTTGCGCGAACAATTGCAAGCCGACATGCACGACGCAAGTCATAAGCTCGTGATCGCGGCGGCGCCGGACTACGCGGCTTATCGCGAACAGGTTGGTTTCGTGAAAGGGCTCAAACGAGCCGAAGCCATTCTGGAGCAGATCGAAACGGAACTCGGTCGCGCCGAGCAAACGGAAGCCATGCCGATCTATACAGGCCGACGAAGTTACGAAGACTGAAAGGGCGAGAAATGCCGCAACGCGAAATGGACCATGGCGATAAAGATCCTGCCGACGAGTTGATCGAAAAGATCGGCTACATCGACGACATCGACGTCTTCTACAACAAGGTTCTGGTCGCCGTCTATATGCGTCCGGAGAAGACCAAGAGCAAGATCATCATGCCCGATCAAGTCCGCGACGAGGACAAGTATCAGGGCAAGGTCGGCCTCGTCTTGAAGAAAGGCCTTACGGCTTTTGTCGACGAAGGCGCCGCGAAATTCCACGGCCAAGACGTCAAGGTGGGCGACTGGCTCGTCTTTCGGCCGAGCGTCGGTCTGAAAATGGAGATCAACGGAACTCTCTGCATCTTGCTGCAGGACGTCCAGGTCGAACTCCGCATTCCGTCGCCGGACATCGTGTTCTGATGGCTGCGCCCGCACCCATTCCGCTCAAGACCAAGACAGCCAGCGCGCTCGGCGATCTCCTCCGCTTGGCGCGCGCCGGCAAACTGCATGGAATCGCCTACGCGATCGTCAAAGAGAACGATGACGGCACACTGGACGGCGGCTCCAACGTGATTTGGAACGGCGATTCGCGCATCAAGGATGCGTTGGACGACACCGTCGAGGTTTTGAGAGAGCGGATGGGGTCGAAGAAGACCAAATCCGCGCCGATCATGCCGAACTGAGGCGTCGATGTCGAACGTATCCGTCCTTCCCGGTTGCGCCCCTCCAGTGACGGGAGAGGCGATTCCCGAAGTTGTGGAGGCTCTTGAGTGGTACCTTGAGAAAGCTCGGCGCGGTGAGATCACGGCGATAGCGCTTGCGGCTGTTTTGCCGAACGGCACGCCTGTTCCGCAGGTCTCGACAAGCTTTAAGCGAGCCGCCGGCACAGCTTATGCGCTCGAAACAGCCATAAATCGGCTCAAACGAAGGTTTGAGCACTATTTGGACGAAGAGTAAGGGCGAAAAACATGGCCGAAACTGAGACGGTCGTCGAAATCAAGCAGGAACCGCCTGCGGAAACGACCGAAGTGGTCGTCGAGACCAAAAAGGCGCCGAAAGTCGAGCCGAAAATCGTCACCGCCGACGAAGGCGTGGACGATTTGAAGGCTCAGGTCGAGCGCTCCAAAGCCGAACACGCGCGGCGCATGCAGGAAGCCGACCGGCAGATCGCCGCGGCGCGCCAAACGGCGATCGACGCCGAAAAAGAGGTCGCGGTCGTCAAGACCAGCGCGGTTGCGACGGTCATCGACAGTCTGGCGAAGGACAAAGAGGCCGCGAAACGCGATTACAAGGCCGCGATGGAGGCCGGCGACTTCGACAAGGCGGCCGACGCGCAGGATCGGATCGCGACGGCTGCGTCTCGTATCGTCGAGGCCGAGCGCGGCAAGATCGAACTCGAAACGCAGGCCAAGCAGCCGCGCCAGCCGCTCGCGCAGCCGCTTTTCCAGGATCACGTCGAATCGGTGGCGCGCTCAATGGGCTCGCAATGTTCCGCCGATTGGGTCCGGCGCCACCCCGAGCATATCGTCGGCAATGCGCTGTCGCCGAAAGTGCTGGCTGCTCACTACAACGCCGTCGACAACGGTATGGCGCCCGATTCGGACGAATATTTCG